TTAAGTACATCACTTGCTTGCATTACAACCTTTGCACCGCCATCTAAGACCTGCAGGGTTGAGCCTACAGGAATAGGTGCATCCTTAACAATGTAATAGTCGTTAGACCCATCGTTAATAAACACATCCATTAGAATCTGTGTTGTTGTAACATTAGCAATATTGATACCAATAAGTGCATCATCAGAGTCAGCGGTACGCATTGTTACTGCGCTTGTGCCAACATTCCTTGCAATGTTTCTTTCAAAATCCTGTGCCATATCTTCTCCTAATTGAATTAAGTATAATTATACCATACTTTTGTGGCTTTGTCAAGCCTTAAAGTGCAATCGCCATAGCTACTGCAAATCCTGCTGTCGCACCTGTAGACGGTAGATTGGTTAGCTGTGAGCCATCTACTGCAGGTAGTAGTCCCGAACCGTCTAGTTGTACAATATTATTAGCGGATGTTCCTACATCCAGTACTGCTGCAGTTCCTAGTCCTAATGTAGTACGTGCTGTTGCTGCATCTGCATCATCAACCAGACTACGACCATATGCTGTAAAGCTAGTGACTGCGTAGGTATCACTTGCCGAAGTATAAATAAGATTATCTGCAGCAGTAGTAAGACCAGCAATTGAATTGAGGCCAGCATCATAAGCCTGTACATCTGTGCCAATAACTACTCCCAAGTTAGTACGTGCATCACCTGCGCTAGAAGCGTTAGTACCACCGTTAGCAATAGCAACTGTGCCAGATAGCTGCGATACACCGATTGTTTTATTTGTAAGTGTTTGTGTACCTGTCAGTGTAGCTACAGTAGAGTCAATAGCAATCTCATCAGCACTTGCTGTGATACCTGCACCACCTACAACATTAAGTGTAACGTCACCCGATGTACCACCACCAGTAAGACCATCACCTGCTACTACAGCAGTAATGTCACCTACAGGTATAGTAGCTACTTGTGTATCTACGTATGCTTTAATAGACTGCTGTGAGGCTACCTTAGTGGCACTATTAGAAACCATGTTATCTTCGTCTAGGAAGGCTGTACCGCTTATAGCTGTATTAAGTACAGGGCTAGTAAGTGTTTTATTTGTAAGTGTTTGTGACCCTGTTAGTGTAGCCACTGTGCTATCAATAGCGACAGTCATTGTCTGTGCAGAACCTGTAGTGTCGATACCTGTGCCACCAGCAATAGTCAGTGACTGGCTGTCTAGGTCAACATTCTGCGCACCGCCTGAGTCTCCAGAAAAGTCTAGGTCTTGTGCAGTTACCTGTGTATCTACATAATCTTTAACTGCGGCAGTAGTAGGCAAGCTAGTATCGTTATCACTAGATGCAAGACCTTCGGCCTCAGTTACAATTGCAGTAGCTTTAAAGTTGTCTACTTCAATGTTTGATACGGTATTGTTATCTACATTAATTGTTTTGTTTGTTAGTGCCTGAGAACCTGTAAGGGTAGCTACTGTGCTATCAATAGCAAAAGTAACAGTATTAGTTGCACCAGAAGTATCAATACCAGTCCCGCCTGTAAGCGTAAGAGTCTCGCTGTCAAGGTCGATATTAAGCGCACCACCGCTGTCTGCTTGGAAGTCGAGGTCTTGGGCGGTAACTGTCGCATCCACATATGCTTTAATAGATTGTTGCGTAGCCAATGCTGTAGCACTGTCAGAGGATAAAGTATCTTCATCTAATATATCCGTAACTGTAGTAGTTGGCATTGCAATGCTGTCTACATACGCAACACCGTCTATATATAGGTCTTTAAACTCTTTACCAGATGCGCCTAAGTCAATATCATTATCAGTAGTTGGTTCAATAACACCATCTTTAATGACTAGCTGTTCTGTTGATACACTGGATACATCAATACTAAATTCTACTTGGTTATTTATATCATCCACTACAACTTTGTTTAAAGGCGTAGCAACACCGGGGTCGCCAATCAAACCAATGACTGGACCTTCAGAGGCTGTGCCATCATGTTTGTGTCCAGTAGTGTTACTGAATACATTTACAAGTTGGTCAAACTCATTATTACTGTCGGAAGCATCAATGATATCTCCATCAGTATATGAGGATTGTCTAGTATAACCAGCCATTAATTATCTCCTTGCCGCCGAAGTAAATTCTAATTGGAAGCCTTTAAGTGAATACGGTGCTGAAACACCTCTATCGTTAACTCGTATAGCAATGGCGAAGCCACTACCTTCAATTGGTTGTCTTACCAATGGGTTCTGCTGTCCACCGTATGTTGCTGTACCGTAAGATGACGTACCATAAATAGCGACAACACTAGCTGTGTTAAAGGGGTATGCCGCTGGTCTAGCAACATCAGGTGCTTCATAATCGTATCTAACAAACATATCTGCATTAACAGCCGCTTCAGGTGCATAGTTAATGATAACACGTTGAAAGGCTTTACGTATACCTGCATCACCCATAGTCAAATCGGGAGAGCGAAACTTACCTGTAATCACACCACCATCAAAGTCACTACCTTGTTCTTGGCGATATACATACCCATCATACTCACCGTGTAGTACGATAGACTCACCCTGTGAGGTACTAAAGTCTGTACAGCTAGGACGGATACCACGGGTATCTGCAAACTCATATGCGTCACCTCTACGGGCCGCAATAACACCTTTAGTATTTTGACGAGTTATACCTGAGTTAGAAAAGAATAGACGATACTGAGTTTTATCTGGAAGAATTAAGCTGTCAAACTCATCTACGTCATTTAAACCTTCAAACCGTGGCTGTATCTGCCGACTGATTGTACCAAGTTCCACGTCACCGATACGCTCTGTACCAGCAACAGTACGTAGTCCGTCAGGACCAAGGAACACAATATCACCAGCAAATTCTTGTATGGTGAACCCGTTAAGGCAACCTATCTCTCTAGTGACAGGCTGAAGTTGAAAGTCAGCAACAGTGTTACCAACTAGCCTGAAAATTCGTTCCTCGCAGAAAATGTACAATTGGTCCCGGAAAGGAAACAGGCCCGTTATTGTACTGTCTACTGCGATGGAACCAGCCCCATTAGCGACACTGAAATCACTATCAGTGTATGGTGCTGTAAATACTACCTCTTGAGAACTACTAGACATACCAGCAAAAAACAAGGCATCTTTAAATCCTGTTACATATTGTGGGTCAGTAGGTGCGCCTGTAGCACTAAGGTCTGTTACTGTAGTGCCATCGTATTTAGATGCATTGTTAGCACCATCTGCCCATACGATGTAATCTGTTCCACCTAAGTTATATCTAAAGTGTGTATATTTACCTGCGTTAGTTCTACCTGTATCAATCTCTGTCCATGCACCGCTACCTGTAGTAGCTTTGTGTACCTTGCCACCACGTGCGGCAATAACACTACCACCAAAGTAGGCAGACATAAGTACTTTCTCTGATGACAAAACATCTTGAGGTACTATATTAGTATTCCACTTTTCATAACCAGAAATACGTCTGTAGCCACCTTTAATGTCTGGCTCAAAGTTTTCTAGTTCTAAAGCCATGCCCGGTTGCATAGCAAAAGTAGAAAGGTCTAAAACCAATCCACCCTGCAATGGAAACACAAAGGGGCTGAGACCTGACTCATCAGCCATTAGAATGCCCCTACGTTAATACCATATCTTTGTGAATGTGGAATATATGTAGACCTAACATAGTCTGTTCTGTTAAGAAGAAGCGACTGCATCTGTTTAATACCTTCTTCAAAACGAGAGAAGTTAATGCCATATTGCTGAGACTCGCCACGGTACTGATATGCATATGCAGTAGCACCATCTACGACTACCTGACGATATTGTTCAGGAATAGTTGGTACATCTGTTGCTGCTACTAGTACAGTAGGCTTATCAAAATAGTCATATCGAATAGAGTATGCTTTGCTGGGATAAGGGTATAGCCCGTAATTATTATCGGGTGTACGGAATACTGAATGTGGAATACCACCCTCAATGGTGGCATCATCTTCTTGGTCAATAAATTTGTCTACATATTCTTTGTAGTCTAGTACTTTTAAGCTGTTACCAGAAGCAGACAGAGATGCATCTTTAACAAGTCTAAAGGTCTCATAGTCAACATGCTTGGCAGTAGCAGGAATGGAATAACGTGTTGTACCTGCTACAAGTACTTCTGTTTTGGTAGCGTGATTAAAAGGCCACCCAAACTCACGTTGATTTAAATAATTAATAGCATCGTTAACAGCGTTCTTACACTGCGTCTGGAACCCACGTGCAGAAGTAAACGTAGCAGAAGTTAGTTCTACTTCGTTCATACGAGACAATACTTCGTTTGATAGTCCTAGATAATCGTATGCCATATTAAATCCTTAAAATAAGAGATGAAGGGGCAAGTTGCCCTGCCCCCTCACGTTATTTAGGCAAGTGCGTCACGGTCTACTTCATTTGCAGAAGTATCACCCTGTCCACTTACATCCATCAATGTTGCGAAAACACGAAGTTTACCAGCAGTGAAAGATGCACCTGTACCTGCAAAAGTAAGGTCCAGTGTGTTTGCTGCAGTTTGAACAACTACATCAAGAGGCGTTACTGCAGGTGCATAAGCACCGTCAGCAGCACCATCAATGTCAAAGACAGCTACAAACTCGTTAGGGTCTAGGTCTGTGCCTAGAGTAACGGTTGCATCTGTTCCTGTATTCATTGTCGCACTTTCAACAACCTGAACACCAGCATGTACAATGAATGTATTAGCTGGTACTGTAAGCATTTGCGCTAGGTCAGCGTTTGACGGGTCAATTGCTACAGCAGTCAAGTCAATTTCTTTCTCAATGAAGTAGACGTTGCGTCCACGCTGAGAGTTTCCAGTTGCAGGAAGAAGTGTTGTGGTAAAAGTATCAGCCATTTTCTATTCTCCCTTATGCTAAGTGGTAAGAGGCGTTAACAATTGCCTCTGGACGCAGAATTTTGCGACCGTACAAATGCATACCACGAACAATGTCAGCGAAGCTGTCAGGGTCACGATATGTTTCAGTCTTGTTGATTTGTTCTGCAGTTGCAACAGCTGACTGATGACCAGCAACAATCACACCAAAGTTAGTAGCAGAGTTCGCACCCGCAAAGGATGGACCTGAACCAATTGATGGTAGGTTGTTAGACGAGTAAACAGTGAAGCCATGAATGTTCGTTCCAAGAACGCCATTCTGCAGACCTGAACCACCGAAGTCCGAGTTGAACAGACGAGAATCTTCGTCTTTTAGTAGTTCAATGAACACTGGGTCAAGAACAATCCAACGACCTTGGGTATCTACGTTTTGCTGGTCAAGAAGACGAGACATACGTGCGATAACCTGAAGTGGGTTTGCATCACCAGCAGTTGATGGAGGTGCAACACCGCCTGAACGTGCACTGATAGCAATTGCTTCGCCACCAGTTAGTGAACCACCACCGTCATTAAAGTCGGTACCGATTAACTTCATGGATGCTAACAGTTCATCTGAACCAGCTGTAGAAACAGCAACAGTACCATTAGTAGTAGTGTTAATTGTGTCTGGTGTTCCATGAATTGCAGACTGCTTGTAACCAGCCAAGTAGCCAAGAACGTCTTGGTCAAACTGGTCAGCTAGGCGGTATGCAGCACGGTCACTTGCCAGAGACTGGAAGTTAACGTGTGAGTGTGCTTCTTCAATGTCATCAACTTTAAATGCAAAGTAGTTTGCTTTGTCGATGGTCAGTGAAAAATCTTCGTCATCAAGGTCTTGAGGAGTGATTGTTGTGCCACGCTCGTATGCCTTAACTGTGATTTCTGGTTCCTTGATGATTTTAACTGAATCACCCATTGCGGCGATTTCACCGAAGTAATCAGAATTAGTGATTGCCTCACAAACAGCGGCCTTGCGGAAAGCAAGTTGCACCTGTTTGGAGTAAATGACTGGACTAAAGTTACCATTAGGTAGGTTACCGTATCCAGCAGCGGAAGTAAAAGCCATT